ACTTTTCTAGTTGCCATATTTTCTCCTTCTTAAACAAAAATGTTTACGTTTAGACATGGCACTCCAGAAACCTGACATTTTAGGCTTTACTCCCTCTGGAAGTGATGGTATATTGACCACTCTCAGTTCAGTTGTATTCTGAATTTGCAACTCTGCAAGTTGAACTAGCGACATAGTTGTATCAAGTGCTAGTCCTCTTGGCTCATTGTATTTGAATCTAGCCATATCTACTCCATAGTGATAGAGCTATGATCCATAAAAGATACAAACTGATAAACTCCAGATTCAATTTTCTAAGATCTAAAAAACTTCATATAAATTCAAGTTAAGTAGAATTTGTAAGTAACTCGAATCGGTATTGACTTTGCGTATACCCTTTAAACTAAGCTAATTCATAATTTTAAGGATATACTAGCAAATTAGCTTTTAAGTTGAATAACCGTTTCGGTAGCGTTTAGCGTTTAACTTGGTTTGGCTAATTTGTTGAGTACAATTAGACCATAGATAAAAAAGTAATGCAAGCTTTTTTTTTATTGTAGCAATAGCAACGGTTCGCAACGATTAAAATGATTTAAAAAAAACATAGATAGAGAGAGAAAGAGAAAGACAAATAAAAAAGGAATAAAAGCCCGGAACTTTCAACAAGCTTTCAATCCCATTGCAAAGATTTGCAGTAACTACCAAAAAATAAGAAAATGTACAAGATAATTGCACAAAATTGCAAGATTTGTGAAAGTTAAATAAATCTTGTAAAAATATGATTCACGTGATAAAATGAATGGGGGAAACTCCCTTCCGCACACGTTATTATACCCCTTCACATTTTTTCACTAAATATTCATCCATACATTAGGTGTTTCCTTATATTCCTTACTTATTACCCCTGCCACAAATCTTTCAAGCTGTTCATCATGTAACTTCTCTTTACGTACTTTCACCTCTTTGTCAGCGTCAGTAGCCATCTGTTCGACCCAATACCCAACAGCCATTTGAAGAGCGTCCAACCTGTCATCATGAATTAACGCACCTTTATCCTTTGTTATACGTGTCAGTTGATGAAAGAGCATATACTTAGCTTGACTTTCACTTGGATAGTTTTGAACTGTTTGTAAGTCCTTTTCAATCACCTGTGGATCAATGACTAACCTGTGTTGATTCATTACAGGTTCTAAAGTATCTATTATTCTCTTCTCTTTTTGTATGTTAGATCTTACCTCTTCCATTCGCACATTGTAGATCTTACTTAGTATAGGTTTCCACAGTTCCATGAACATCCCATCACCAAAGTTAGACTCTATAAGAACCACATTAACTTTGTTTCTCCTAGCGATGACTGAGAGAGATTCTAGATTATCTTGTTTATATCCTCCTTGCAATCCTCCACACTCAGTAACATATAGGATACCATTTAGCATCTTTACAACTGCGTACCCAGTCTCATCCTTACCTCTTCCACTAGGGTCAACTGAAAGAACACTTCCTGTGTACTCTATCCAATCTCCTAGTTTTGTTTGTGGAGAGTAGTAACCATCACCGGGTAGACCAACATTAGGTAAGTCTGTTAATTTATTTTCTGGATCTCTTGACCACACAGGCTTCTCAGGAGCTTTTTCTCCATCTAAGGACATAATAATTAGATCAGATAACTTTAAAGGATACCTATCCGCATCGCTGAGAGATGTGTCAAGTTGAAACTGTAAGTTAAATCCTGATCTACCATATGATAGTTCTCTTTCAGTAAGATCCTCATCATCAAAACGTAAAGGATCAGTAGGAGTACCTACAGGTTCAGACTTCTCACTTATAAATGGTGCTAACTTATTTGAATATCGTAGTCGTTGATTATCAGTAGGGACTCTACTAGGCCAAATACGTACTTCATATCCTCTTTCTGGTAATGTTTCATAGAGAGACATCTCAGTTTGAGGAGTTCCTAGATATACTATAGATCCTTCTGGTTTCAATATAGCATCAAATTCTTTCACAGCCTCAGACAATTTATCTCTCATTGCTTGAGTCATAGAGTTGTTAGGAACCTCCACATCATCCGCTACGATAAGATCTGCTCGACTACCAGCTAACTGTCCAGTTATACCCACACTTTTCACTGACGGGGAATGTGAAGCTAATGCTGGACCAACATCGAATGCTACCTTAGACTGTCTTTGACCTTCTCTTGATCTCAGATGTTGTAATATAGGTATCTCATTAATTAATCTTTGAGTGAATGTAGAGAAATCATCAGATCTAACTTTAGAAGCTGATACAACTAAAACTTTTAATTCAGGATCAAGGAGTAAGGTATGACATACAAAGGCAGATGTAATATAACTTTTACCTACACCACGAAAAGCCTCTATAACTCCTCGTTTAGGTTTATTCTGTAAGAATGCTGCTATATCATATTGAACAGGGGTAGGGTCAGGAAGATGTAAGTGTTTCCAACAGATAAAAAGAAAGTTACGAAAGTCTTTTAATTTATTATCCATACTATCTTCTATTTCTTACTTCATATTGAGCAAAACAAATATCACAATCAAATAAATGTTTACTTTTAGCTTTATGTATAACTTTAGATTTATATTTTATTGTAGATAAATTATTTATTTTAATTTTATCGTATACACATGTCGGACAATACTCTTTCTCTGTTAATGCTGTAGGAAAAGTAATACATCCTTCTACTCTCTTACACACTTGTATAAGGTTATACTCAGTACTTATAGAAATAGAAGGTAAGATAAATGTAATAATTAAAATAAATAATGTAGATCTCATACTTTCCTTTGATATATGTTTAACTGTTTTTAACCCTCTTATACTATAAGGGGAGTTAATTAAACATATATAATGAAATCAATACTTTAATTATTTAAGCTACTTTGTTATATCTTTGAGTAATATTCCTTTGAGTTGAAAGTTTATTTGTCTTATCAAATGTACCTTTATTCTTAACTTTTTTAACTTGTCCTTTTCCATATAAGATTACTTCATGGTACTCTTCTGGGTTTGTCATGAATTTTTCTTGTACTTTAGGATGGTTCTCATGAAATTGAACACATGAAGCTGTGTAACCTGCTTCTCTAGCTATTTCAGTAAAGTCTCCAGATGGTATAAAGGATGAAAGTTCTTCTATATTTAATTGACCCATTTTTTCAGGTGGCTTATGTCTCCATCTCCAAGTTTCTTCAGGTATTCTTGCTTTTTGAGTAGGTAAAACATTATATGGATCTTGATTATCTACATACACCTCACCATCATCATACATTCCTCCTCTACCAGTAAAGAAGTTCTCTGCATCACTAGCTGATTCTATAACCTTCCTAGTAAAGTCTTGTAACGTACTTTCTCTTTGATCCTTTGGTAACTTTTCAATTAAACGTCTAGTAGCGGCTATAATATTATTATAGTCTTTTGGTTGTTGTATGAAGCCTAATTCATGACTGAATACACCTATATAAAGAGGTTTCTTAGGTGCTACATAGACAGCAATAACTGAAGGTTTATAAAAACCTACCCTATCTTTAATTTGTTGTATTTCAGTATGAGTTATTTCTTCTAAATTTTCACTTTTACTATTAGCATATAAATGAGCATCATCTAAATTAGTAGTTAAATGAGCCTCTCCTGAACCAAAGTAACCGGGATCTCGTTTACCATAGGGTGATTGTTTAAATTCATCTCCACTAAAAGTAGGAGATCCATGATATAAAATAATAGGCATTTTCTTTTGTTCCCCATTAGGATATGTCATAGTCCTAGTAGGATGTAAAAGTAAATTATCTCCTCCCCACGAGTCTAAATTCATTCTATCTTTGTAAGGTTTATTAATCTTCTCTATTTCAAGTAGATCTAATTCTTCTTCTGGTGTGAGATTAGCTTGAACTGCTGTCCTAGCTTTACGTGCCGTAGTCCTTACACTTCCTCCACCCGCACCACCTATTCTCTCAATCATATTAGATATACCGTGTCTTTCAGTTCCAGTATATGATTTACTTTTTATTTTTCTCATGTATTAATTTGTAAAAGAAGATTTACCTTTGGATATATCCTTATCACTTGGAAAGGGCATACTCTCCATTAGTTGTTGTAGAGCATTATCATTTACAGGTATAGCAGTAATATCATTATCCTTTAAGAAACGGACAGCTACTGCTAGGTCTGCTGGCTTTGCTTCTCCTGATTGTATCTTAGCAAGTAGCTCATCAGCTACTGCATCATATAAAACATTAAGTTTTTTATTTTCCATTTAATAACTCCATACCCAAGGTCTAAGATCTGTTTCAATGGTGTCGAGATGTAAAAATCGGGAGTCGTGATTTCCTTTTTGACTTACCCCAATGCCTTTCCAAACACTTGAACGTATCATAGCAAAGCTCAGAACCTCATGAGCAGTTTTACCAGAACAGAGAATGTCTACTGCTTGTCCAGTAGTGTGAGGTCCATCAGGTCCAGAAGAACTTACATTCTGATTATGAACTGAGCAGCGATAAGCTGAACTCAGGGAAAGAGGTTTTCCTATAGCTTCTCTGAGGTCTTGTAAGGCATCTAAAGTTTTCTGATCGAATTTATTCTCACCACAATGTGAGCAGGATAACTCTTTACTGCTAAAGTTTTTACTTGATATTCCCATGTTTCTTTCTAAGAGGTTGGTGGTGGATACGGAGGTAAGATAGGACACACTACTGCCATCTCTAATCCTAAGCTTTTACTTTCTTCTGGAGATAGTCCTTTAACTTCTTCTGGAGTGTGTTTGGTTCTCATGTGATCTACATAACAGTCACAGAGTTTTATTCTTTGCATTCTTTGAACATTAGGATGAACTCTCATGAACTGAAGAGAACACATCTCCCACATCTGTCTTATCTCTATTGTGCTATACTTTAAGGCTGGTTCAGTAAAATACTTATCCTCGGCATTGGCCTGTTTAATACCAGCGTATATAACTATAGCTGATAAAAGGATAAATATTATACCTGTTTTCATTTGCCTATTGACTGTTTATAACTTGCAAGTATCTGATCATCTAGGTCATTTTTTGTGGATTTCACAAGTCGCTCTAACAAAATTAAGCAGACCTCAGTTAAAAGCTTCTCACTTAGCATTGACATACATAGAGTTTTCACGGTTCCACCTATCACAGGTGCGAGTAATCCAATCATAATTATCCCTTTCTTTTTATTTATTGTGTGGGTTGTT